ACGGCTCTGCTGGTTCGGTCAATTTCCCAACTGCCGAAGGTTCTTATTACACAATATTTTTTGCTGATGATGGTGGAAACGGAACGGTTCCCTTCACTTATGTCATCGGCCCCTGCCAGCGGTTTGACTCCATCCCCGTCCATTTCGTCAACAAGTACGGCGGGATTGATTCCTACACCTTCACGATGAAAAACAGGAAGCGGGCCAACATCCAGCGGGAGGTCTTTGGGTATAACTCTGATGTGTACGCCACGACCACCTACAACAAGGTATGGGCGGGGTCGTTTGACTTCGTGTATGCTTTGAATAGCGATTGGCTCACCGATGCAGAATCGGAATGGTTGATTGAGATGGTACGGAGCGGGTATGTGTGGCTCGAACTTGGTGGAACCCTTGTGGAAGCGGTGGTCAATGCCAACCAGTATCAATTTGTAACCAGACGGAACGACCGCCTCACGCAGTTGCAGATTGAGGTAGCCGTAGCCTACGATAATAACATCCTATGAGCGTAACCCTCATAGCCTACCCGACAGCAACCTTCATCGACGACCTAACGGCGTGGAACAACTTCAACACCCGTGCGACTGCCGATGGAGCCGATGCGGTTGAAGCGGCCTGCTTTGACTGCCTCTACCTGCGCTTTGCGGGGCTGAATGCCATGCCCGAACTTGCCTATGTGCTGGACACGATGGGCGGGACCGACATTGCGGTCACCTATTCCATTGGCGACATTGAGGATGTGACCAAGCAACGGGGGTCGTTCAGCAAGACCATTACCCTGCCGAACACCCCGACGAATCGGGCCTGCTTTGCGTATGCCTACAACATCCAGTCCTTTGTGGGTGGATTCCAACCGAACAAGCGCATCCGTGCCGCCATGTGGGAGGACGGGGTGCAGGTATTCAGCGGAGTGCTGCAGTTGCTCTCCATGAGCAAGACCAAGGGAACCGTCACCTACGAGGTCGGGTTGTTTACCGATAATGTGTCCCTCTTCAAAGCCATTGAGGGCAATATGCTGGTGAACACGGCGGGAGTGACAGGGATGAACCACACGCCCACGAGCGGCCATGTGAGCGGCACTTGGACGGCATCGGGTGCGGCATCAAGCGGGTATGTTTACGGAGTGGTGGATGCGGCGGGGTTCACGGACATACTCAACCAAGGAGGCGGTTGGTTTCAAGCCCCGTGGTGGAGGCTCGGTCCAAGTATTTATGTGAAGAAGATGGTGGACTTGATTTTCACCGAGGCGGGGTTTCGCTATTCCAGCACCTTCTTCAACTCGTCCCTGTTCAACAAGTTGGTGATGCCCTATGCGGCGGGGACCATGCCGATAAACCTATCGGGGTCTAACATCTTTGCACAAAGCACGGGAAATGTGACCTTTGCAGGAAGCACAAACGCAACCGCTCTATTCCCCAAAGACACGCCTGCGCCTTTTTACGATAATCCTGGCTACTGGGTCGCATCGTCCAGCGTATTCTCAAATCCAGCCGTTGCAACCCGTTGGAATGTGGATGTCACCCTAACAGTCAGCGGCACAACTGCTGGAAGGTTTGGGGCGAGTATGTCCATCCGAAACATCACGAACTCCACGGATAACGCAGTCATCACGGGGATAAGTTTTGCAACCAATACCCAGTTCACGGTCCGCTTCCAAAATGTAACTATTCCAGCCAACACGACCGCCAATATTGGTTTCGCAGTTACGGCGGGTCCAAACTTTTTGACGAGCACTTTCTCCATCCTTTCGGGGGCAACGGTCCAATGGACCTGCCTTGAAAACCCCGTTGGGATTGGCGTGCTGGATATGCGGACGGCCCTGCCTGCCGATGTCAAGCAGAGCGACCTCCTGCAAGATTTGCAGAAGATGTTCAACTTGCAATTCATGCCTGACCCCCAAGACCCGAAACTCCTATATATTGAACCGTGGAAGGACTTCTATTCCAGCGGGTCGGTGGTGGATTGGTCACAGAAATCGGATGAGAATGCCGAGCAGAATCTCACCAATGGCGACCCGAATGCCTATACCAATATCATCTTCAAGTACAAGGACATGGGGGACTATTTGTCCAAAACCTACAAGCAGTCCTACCCGTTGGCTCGTGAGGGATATGGAGGCCGAATCTTCAACACGGGTAACTTTTACGGCAAGGGGGACAAGGTGGTAGAAACACTATGCGGCACTTTGATACCCGCCTCGTTCAGCACGGACAAAATCGTGGGCCGTACTTGGGACATTGACGGAACCCTCGCAAGCGGAACCATCAAACCCCTGCAAACGGGCTACCGATTGGCGCAGTACAACCTTATCGAAGGGCAGACCGAGTGGGCCTACCAATACGGGGTCAGCGGGAATGTGGCCCTATCCGTCGGCATACTCAAGATGCCCTTCATATCTCACATTGACAACCCCTACGCCCCGAATGTGGACTTGGCCTTTGGTCAGCCAAGGTTGGTGTACTACAACGCCGTGAACGCAAGCGGCAGCCCGTACGCCTACACCAACAACAACCTCTACAACACCTACTGGCTGAACTACATCAACGAAACGGTGTCCCAAGAGGCCTTGCAGTTGGAACTCACGATGCTGCTCTCATCCGTGGACATCTACCAACTGGACTTTCGCAAGCCCGTCTATTACGGCGGCATCCGTTGGCGGTTGCTTGAAATTCGGGACTATTTGGTAGGTCAGATGAAGCCGTGCCGTGTAACCCTGCGCCGCATCCTCAACCTCTCCGACTTTGTTGCAACCACGACGACCCCGATTGCAAGCGACCCCGAATTCCTGTTTAACGGTCCCATTGACCCCGACCCTGTGGACCCAGGATATGAACCCCCCGTAAACCCCGAACTACCCTCCGAAGGATAACCATGGCAGATGTAACCAAAGAAATTGTACTTGAGGTTGGCCTCAAGGATTCCACCGCCGCTGGCACGACCAGCGCAAAGACCCGCTTGCGGGAACTCCAAAAGACCCTTGCGGACATGGCCCTCGCTGGGCAAGACGGGACGAAGGCATTCCGTGAGATGGAAGCCGAAGCGGGAAAACTCAAAGACCAAATCGGGGACACCCAGCAAAGGATTAAGCAACTCGCATCCGATACCCGAACCATTGACACTTTCGTCGGGGCCATCCAAGGCATCACGGCGGGATTCCAAATCGCACAGGGTGCGGCGGCACTATTTGGAGCGGAGGAAGAAGAACTGCAGAAGTCCTTGGTCAAGGTCCAAGCAGCCATGGCCCTCGCCAACGGGGTGCAGCAGGTGGCCAACCTGCTGAACAAGGATTCCATCCTAATAACCCAAGGCCAAGCAGCGGCGCAGGCACTCTACGCCGTGGCCGTTGGAACCAGCACGGGAGCGATGAAGGCATTCCGCATCGCACTCCTTGCAACGGGTATCGGTGCAGCAGTTGCAGCGGTTGGTCTGCTTGTGGCCAAATGGGACGAACTCACCGCAGCGGTCCGTCGCTACCTCAACCTACCCGACCCCAAGCAACGGGCAGCGGAGCAGGCCATGGCCCTGCAACGGGAGGAAGCCCAACTGGAGCAGTACCGCCAAGCATACGATAGGCACACCGATAGCCTCATCGCTGCTGACAAACGAAGACGAGATGCAGAATTGAAAAATAAAGCGGCAAGGGAGAAAGCCATCGCTGACCGCAAGGCGGAATTTGAACGGATTAAAGCAGTTGAAAAAGAGGTGAATGACGCTCGTATTGAGTTGCAAAAGCAATTTGAGAAAGACAAGGAGGACTTGATAATTGCGGGGATGAAAAAGGAAGCGGCTGCAAGGATTAAAGGCGCAGCGATTGTTAATGCACAAGACGCAAAATCAAAGCAAGGGGAACTCCAGCGTGAGGCTGACTTGCGGCAAGCCCAACAGCAGATGGCTGACCAATCGTTCTCCATCATTGGTGACATCATTACGGCAACGGCGGGGCAAAGCGAGGAAGCACAACGCAAGGCGTTTAATGTGGCTAAAACTGCAAGCATCGCCCAAGCCATCGTCAACACTTACCTCGGTGCAAGTGCTGCTTTAGCAACTAAAACGGAAATATTTCCAGGTCAGCGATTCGTGCAGGCAGCACTCACAATAGCCGCAGGTCTTGCGAATGTAGCCAAAATTAGGTCCACCCAATTTCAAGGCGGTGGAGGTGGCGGTTCTGCCCCATCCCCTGCCGCTGGCAATGCGACTATGACCCCGCCTCCAACCTTTACAAGCCCCCAAACGACCAACCTCGGAACGGGCGACCTGTCATCGGGTCAGGGTCAGCAGGTCCAACCCATGCGGGCCTATGTCGTGGAGCGTGACATCAAGCAGACGACCAGCAGGGTGCGCAGGTTAAGCGAATTTGCAACATTAGGGTAGTTCCTACATATCCCACCATGGAACTTCCCGTGTACCGAATGACCGTGGACGAAGTGGATGAAGGCGTGCAATTCGTGGCCCTCGTTGATATGCCTGCGATTGAGAAACCCTTCCAGGCCTTCGCCAAGACCCCGCAACGGTTTGCCGAAACGGGAGAACGCAGGGTGCTGACGGGGCCGCTCATGCTTGCCGATACGCCCATCTACCGCAAGGACGACACTTACGGCGAGTACTATGTCGTATTCGACAAGGCCACCATCCGCAAAATCGTGCAGAAGTACTTCAAGCAAGGGAACCAGCACAATGTGAACGCTTATCACAACGAGGAACTGCTCGGGGTGTTCATGTTTGAATCCTACATCACCGATACAACTCGTGGCGTACTTCCACCCAAAGGCTACGAGGACACCCCCGACGGGTCTTGGTTCGGCTCCTTCAAAGTGGAGAACGACGAAGTGTGGGAGAACCGCCACGCCTTCAAGGGTTTCTCCGTTGAGGGCCTCTTTGGGATGAAGAACACGGGGACTGAACTGGAGGTCGCACTTGCGGGCCTCGCAGACGATTTGACCAACTTTTTGCAACATATCAACCCAACCTACAAATCCCAATAATATGAACCTGAAAGCAGCCATTGACACTTTGCGGACTGAACTCCGCAAGTTCACAACCCAAAAGCAAGCCTTTGCCGACTACAAGTTGGTGGATGGTACTGTTGTCCGTGTGGACGGCGACCTCGTTGCAGGAACTGCCGTGTATGTCATCACCGAGGACGAAACCCTGCCCGCTCCTGACGGAGAGCATCAAGTGGAGGGCGTTGGCACAATCAAAACCGAAGGTGGCAAAATCACCGAAGTCGTTGTAGCCGAAGCCCCAGCACCTGCTGCCGAAGTTGCGGCCCAAGAGGTAGAAATCGAGGTTTCCCCCGAAGGCGAAGCCCCCGAAGCCCCTGCCGCTTCTAGTGTAGGACTGACCCCCGAAGCCGTTCAAGAAATCGTCGCCAAGCACCTTGCCGCTATCATGGATGAGTTGAAGGCTGCCATGGAAGTGGAGATGGGCAAGATGAAGGACAAGATGGCCGCATTTGCATCGCAGATGGAAACCATGACCGACATCGTAGAAAAGGTCGCAGAACTTCCCTCCGAAGCCCCGAAGCCAACCGCCTCTGCCATCGTGGAGCAGCGGAGGGCATCTGCAACGCAGAACTTCAACGCCCTCGCCGAAGCAATTCAAAACCTCAAAAAATCTAAATAAACCTTAACCCCCCAAACAAAAAGCCATGGCTTATTCATTCGTTTCCCCGCTGACTACTTACACCGAGCAGCAGCGCCTCCCCCTCATCACCAAAGCGGTATTCTCCGCCCGTTCCGCAGCCTTGTTCACCAAGCAGGTGGGCATCAAGTCGGCTGCCGCCCTCAACCTCATGGACACCGATGCAAACATCGCTGGTGGCGATGTATGCGGTTGGACCCCAACAGGCAACACGACCTTCACTCAGCGGAATATCACCGTTGGCCGCATGAAGATTCAAGAGGCTCTTTGTCCTCGTTCCTTGGAGCAGTACTGGATGCAGTCCCAGTTGACCGCTGGCTCAACTTATGATGGTGTCCCCTTTGAGCAGGCATTTGCCGAGCAGAAGGCCCTCCGTATCGCCGAGGCTTTGGAGAACGCTATTTGGCAGGGTAACTCCTACTTTAGCGGCGTCAACCAATTGCTGAACGCTGCATCGGGTTCTACCGTTCTCGCTAACGCTTCCAGCACCACTTGGAACCCAGTATCGGCTTCCGTCGGTATCACCGATACCAACATCGT